GCCATCGCTTTCGCGTACAGCGTCCGGGCGTCGCTGGCGCCCATCTGCAGCAGCATGTGCAGCACCGGGTAGTCGAAGCCGATGTTGTTGAAGCCCACCATGCGCGCGTCGTTCAGGCTGCGCACCCAGGCCACAATGTCGCGGCTCTGGTTCACCCAGTCGCTGATCTCGAACTCCCACCAGATTGGCAGATGCACGTGCCGGGCGGCGAGGGTGAAGACGTTGGGGTACGTCTCGATGTCGTACACGATGTCGTGGGTCATCGCAGCCAATCCGGCATGTCGCTCTTGGCTCCGACTCGGGCCTCGGCGATCAGCATGTAGTCGCGGTCACGCTCGACCCCGATGAACCGGAAACCCTCCAGATTCGCAGCCTTGCCCGTGCTACCCGAGCCCATGAACGGATCGAGTACGACGCCACCGGGCGGGGTGACGAGGCGGCAGAGGTAGCGCATCAGGTCGGTGGGCTTGACGGTGGGGTGAGTGTTGTCGGTGCCCCGATCCCGCTTACTCGCCTTGGCGCAGTAGAAAAAGCGGGCGGCGGAGCCGGAGTCGCCAGCGTATTGCTTCGGGTTCTGATAGCCGTTGTGCTTGCCGTAAATCTGGTTCTCGGCGCTCTTGCTGGCTTGATTAAAGGCGCCGCTTGTGGCGTGCGGAAACAACCCCACCACCTCATCGCTGCCGTCGTGGATCAGGTTGGCGGGCCAGCGGCCTAATTCTTCCGACCGCTGAACGTTCGCGCGAACCTTTGCCGCCTGCCGTTCAAGCGCCTCCGGGTCCTCCATCCAAGGTCTGCGCCAGCCGTCATTCGTGAACTTCGCAGATGTGTCGGCTTTTTCCCCGCCGCCGCCTAGCTTGTCGTCTGTCGCAACCCGACACCCGTCGATGTTCAGTCCGCCCGTCCCATGCGTCAGCACGTTCGCGGCCACGGTGCCGACGAGCGGCTTGCGGGCCATAGTGATCGGCTCTAGGGCGGGCTTCAGGGCCGTGCCCCAGCCGGCCCACTGCTGGGCTTCGGGGGTGGCGGGGGCGGTGATCGCGCACTCGGCGGCGGGATCGCTCCAGTCCCCGGCGTAGACCTCGCGCCCTTTGTGCTCCGACAGTGAGTAGCCGGGCTGCCCCAGCTTGCTGCCCACCACCTCCCGCTCAGCCCCCGCCGCCTTGTCGATCGCCTTCGACACATCCAGCGACTTCGGGAACCCCGACCCATACACCCAGGCGATCATGTCGCGAATCTCGAACCCGGCGTCCTCGATCCGGCAGGCCATCCGGTGCTGGGTGCGCGTGCCAGCGAACGCCAGAAGATGCCCGCCCGGCTTCAGCACACGCAGGCACTCGCGCCAGACGTCCTCGCTAGGCACGTCGTAGTCCCACCGCTTGCCCATGAACGCCAGGCCGTAGGGTGGATCGGTCACGACTGCATCGACGCTGCAGTCGGGCAAGGTGCGCAGCACGTCGAGGCAGTCACCAAAACGAAGATCGTGGGTCATTACGCTTACCTGACAGCGGGGGCCGAAGCCCCCGGGTTACTCACTGCCCCATGAACGGCGGCACGGGCATCATGAACGCCGGGGCCGGCGCGGCGGTGGGTGCGGCCTGCTGCACCTGGCCGAACATGCCCGAGACGTCCACGGCGCCCTCGCCAAACGGCTGATCGTCGCCCGCGAACTGGACGGCCACGAGGTCACAGCGCACCCCGCGCCCGTGCTTGTTCTCCTGCAGCCACGGCTTCAGGGCGACGTTGACACGGCAGCCGCCATACATCTTGCGCGTCAGGGCCTGGTAGGCCATCGTGTTCTGCGGGTCGATGGGCGATCCGTCCGCTTGGATGATCTGCGGCGGGTTGTCGCGGCCGGCGGTGATGAACACCATCCCCTGATATCCGTCGTAGGGCTGGAAGGTCTTCGAGTTGACCTTCTGGTTGCCGTCGCCGAAGCAGCGCAGCTTGCGATCCGCGCCGACCATTTGCATAACCTGTGCGGCGTGCTGCTTCCACTTCTCCAGCGCCATTTCGTTGACACGCTTCATAAACTGCGCGTAGCCCGGATGGTCCGCGGGCATGATGAAGTCGGCCGAGTAGGAGACGCGCTCCTTGCCGGTCTCAGGGGACACCTTGCGCTGCGGCTCCACGAGATGCGGGAATGACAGACGAACGTTGCTCAACAGGATCACTTCCATAATTACCTCACTAGTTACATCAACCACGCCGGCAGGGTATCCGCCGGCTTCTCGACGGCACTGAACAGCGGTGCCGCATTGACTTGGACCGCGGGACGCGAGTCCGAGGCCAGCGCGACGACGGGCTTGCCGAGCGTCTTGACCACGTACTCGTTATCCATCAGGTCCAGCTGCCTCTTGCTCAACTGCACATCGGTGCCGTCGCGCTTCTTCCACGTCAGCTTCTCGGCCTTCGCCGGACTGACCAGTTTCGTTTCGTAGATCGCGCCCTTGGGGATGCCGAGCTTGACCAGCTTCTCGGCCATCTCGTCATCGTTCAGGCGCCACGAGCGCGACGTGCGCCCGTTGACCAGCTTGAGCCCAGGGATCGGGACGCCGGCCTCCAAGCGGCGCTGCGCCTCCTTCTCGACACCATCGAGCAACTGTCGCATCAGCGGGGCCGCCTCCATGATCTGCACGATCTGGTCGTCGCTCATCGTGGTCGGGTCTTTGTCGGCCGCACTGACCGACAGGTCCACCCGGTCCACGACCTGCAGCGCCTGCGTCGCCAGCGCGCTGCAGGCTCCGCGGTGTGCGCAGTAACGGCACTGCTTCTCACCGGGCGCCAGTGGCGCGTCGGGCGCATCGGTGGCCGCTGCCTGCACGACGATGGTTCGCGCCACCTCGTCGAGCACTTTCTCGATCGGGTACTCGACCGAGCGGATCGCCTGCCCACCCTTGAGCGCGAGCTTCGGCTGGATGACCGTCAAGATCACCTTGTCGAACGGGTACGGGTTCGGGCGGGCGATCTGAAATGCCGACAGCACGCCGACAGCGTACTGCTCCATCTGCAGGACCGCTGAGTCCCAAGCGTCGTTCATGCCATCCTTGTAGTCGATGATCTCCAACCACCGTTCTTCAAGGTGGTGAATCTGGACATCGACCGTGCCACCAAGGTCGGTGCGCGACGTGAGCCACCGGGGATCGACCCGCGTCTCGGCCGCCACGACTGCCTTCTCGCCGCGTTTGGCGATGTAGTCGGTGGCGATCTTGACCCGCGCAGCCCGGTCGGCGTCGATGACAAACTCGCCATCGTGGTCCCTCATCTTGACGCCGACCATCGTGGTCGGATCGGCGCACCCGGCCTTAATGCAGTGTTCCAGCAGCGTGTGACTGTGCGTACCGTCGATGGCGGACGGGCCGGACGGCTGCTCGGGGTACGCGCGCTCCTCGCGCACGCTCCCGGGACAAGCCGACCAGCGCACCCGCTTGGACGGTGAAAGCGTGGCGTGAGTCATGCCTGCGCCTTGAGTGCTTCAACGCCGGCGTACAACGCGGCGTACTGCTCGGGCTTGACGTCGTTGATGTTCGCGCAGCCGATGCCGACCAGTACCTGCTGAATCTGCGCACCTTTTGCCGGGCCGAGCGCCTGGTACACGCCCATGACCCACCCGATCAGCGATTTCGTGTCGCTGAAGGGCAGCGCGGCAGTTGACGCAGGGTCCGGTGCGGCGAAGGTCGGCGGGGGCGGCATCGCCGGGGCCGGAGCCGGGACAGGGGCGGGCACGGGCGCTGGAGGCGTGACGATGGGCGCGGGTGCCGCTACGATAGGTGCGGCAACGGGCGCCGGGGCGGGCCGAACTGTCTCCGGTTTTTGGGCCAGGACACCGATCAGCGTCGTGATGGCGTGGGTCAGGTCGTCAATCTTCTGTTCGAGCGACATACAAGCTCTCCTTCTTCGTGGTTACAGGGGGATGGATTACGAGGCGGTCTTCGAGGAAAGCGTCAACCATCTCGCGGATGACTTCAGCGACTCCACCGAAGCGCTCCGCCTTCGTGCGGAACTTCCGGTGGACGCTCGGTAGCATCCTAACCGTGAGGAACGTGTTTCGCTGCGCCATGTTGCACATCGTAGCACAACGGTGTTACGATGCAAGCACTCTCAAGGTGCTGCCTTGATGCCTAACGCAGAGGTAACCGGGCACTGCCCGACGTGAGGAACGAATGACCATTGAAGCCCCGCCGGCAGTGCTCCGGTTGACCGAAGTGTTAGAGCGCAGCCGTGCGCCCCGCGTACTGGTGGCCTGTGAGTACAGCGGCAGAGTGCGCGACGCATTCAGGGCCGCTGGGTGCGTGGCGTGGAGTTGCGACCTGCTGGACACCGAAACGCCCGGCGACCACTACAAGGGCGACGTGCGCGACGTGCTGCACCTTGGCTGGGATTTGCTGGTGGCGCACCCCCCCTGCACCTACCTGACCAACGCGGGCGCCAGGTGGTGGCCCGGCAGGCAGCAAGAGCAAGCCGACGCGCTGGCCTTTGTGCGCCTCCTGCTGGACGCGCCCATTGAGCGCATCGCGTTGGAGAACCCGCCGGGCCGGATTGGCAGCCAGATACGCAAGGCTGACCAGTACGTGCACCCGTGGGAGCACGGGCACATGGAAACCAAGACGACGGGCCTGTGGCTGAAGAACTTGCCGCCGCTGGCGCCGACGCACAACGTGCGCGAGGCAATGGAGAAACTGCCCCCCGCAGAGAAGCACCGGGTGCACTGGATGAAGCCAGGGCCCGACAGATGGAAAGAGCGCTCGCGCACCTACCCCGGCATTGCAAATGCGATGGCGGCTCAGTGGGGTGTATTGCTGCGCTCTAACGTTTAGGTGAGGCGGGCTGCACGGCGATGCCTAACGCGCCTACCTTCGGGGCCTCGACTCGACCGGAAGTTAGGCCAGGTGCCGGAGGCCCGATGCGGGTGAAGTAGGAAAGCGTCAGGCGCAGCCTGTCGCGTTGAGGTTGGATTAGCCGGGCGAAGCCTGGTGGAAAGGATGCACATGCTGTTGCATGCAATGGGGGCCGCGTTTGGAGTGTTCAACGCGATCACAGTCATCGAGCAAGGTGGCGGATGGTTTGCCGCCCTTGGTTGGCTGCTGGCCGCGCTGTTGATGGCGGCCAATGCGGGGTGCGCGCAAAAATGCGGGCCTAACGTGGAATAGGCCAACCAGAAGGAGAGCGAAATGGACTTGGTAATCGAATACCTACTAATGGGGGCCATCGTCATCTGCATTGTGGGCATCGTGGCCTGCCTTACCGACTTGATCGACTAGGGGGAGCGAATGACCCGCGACGACATCATCCGCATGGCAGAGGCGGCAAGCATCATCGGTCGATACGACGCCCTCGTCGGCTCGCAGTGGCGGCAAGACACCATCAGAGAACTGGAACGCTTCGCCGCCCTTGTCGCAGCACACGAGCGCGAAGAAGCCCAGCGCGCCCTAGACCATCAGGCGTGGGGATTCCGCTGCTTCCTGCTGGCGCAACATGAGCAGTACAAGGACCGCTGCAACTACTTCC